GCGGTCCACATGGATCCGCTGTTGTTCATGTACATGTCCCAGTTGCCGTCGGACTTCAGAAAGCCCATCAGGTTGCTGTTGACATGGAGGTAGCGGGTCACGTTGTCCGTGTCCTGCATGTTGATGGTCGGGGCCGTGTTCTGAATCGTCAGATTCCCCGTCATCGTGTCGCCGGTCTTGGCTACCCGACTGGATAGATCGATGTTGACCGTCGCGTTACCCGCCGCATCAGGGCCGGCTCCGTTTACTGACCTGACAAACGCCGTGGAGTCATATCCATCGAGTTTGTCAGCATCAGCGGCCTTGGCAGTAATGCCGAGGTACGTAGCGTTATGGTTGTGCGTGCTTGAAGCAAAAGCACTCGCATGCTGGCCGTCGAGTAGGTCTGCGTCCAGGCCCGTTCCAGTACCGTCGACGGTCAGCAACTTGGCCAGCACATCGGCTGCGGTGTAAGACGCCGCATTGAGCTTGGAAGCGAACTGGGCATCGATACCACTGGACAAGTCCATGATGAATCGCCAGTTGTCGGGGTTGGTGCCGATCAGCTGGTACAGCTTCAATTGGTCCGTGCGGTAGCAGAGCATCCCGATCTGGAGATTGGTCGTCGGGAAGGTTGTTCCGCTGTTGCATGAAATGGCGGTCTTATCGTTGTTCAGAATCTCAATGAGCGAATCGGACAACGTTCTGGACGACGGTATGTCGGTGAAGTTTTGCATCTAATACCCCTGTGCAATCCAGGTAAAGGAGCCGGTCACACGGGTGCCGGAACTGTTTTCAAGAATGGCGGTAAAGCCTGTCGTGGTGACTGAGCCGAGCAGACGTGGGATGGCCACTGCGGTTCCACCCTTGTGGGTCATGGTCACCTCTGGTGCGACCCGAAAGCTGCGTGAAAAATAGATCACGGCACCAGCGGCTGCGTCGGTGATCTGGGCAGTGCCTCGATCGAAGATGTCCGGAACATCCACTGTCACCCGCAGGGCGTCGATAAATCCGCGGTCTGAGTTACGCGAATTCAAGATGGCCCTAAAAAGCGCACGCCGGTATGTGTAGTCGCCCTGGATGAAATCCCGAAAGTCGGTGTAGCCCGGCGGATGCCCCGCCTCAACGATGGCAGCAAAGTCTTGCTCAGTAATCTCGGTGGTGCCGACGATCATGTCGCTGATCACCCCGTTGGCATGCCTGCGGTACTGCTCGGCCAACGCCAAAGCCTCACGAGCTGTCAGGCGCATAGCCTTTCGAAGAGCATCTGAAACCGCGAGACTCTCCGTCAGATTGCGACGGTAGGCCACCGTACGACCCAACACCTCCCCCCAAGCGACTGCCTCTGCCACTCGCTTGATCGACTGTCGCGCCCCCTTGTCAGTGCTGCTGAAAGCTTCCACAAACGGTTTTCGGACCTGCTTGGCACCCAGATCGCTGAGACCCAAACCTTCGCTGATGCGCAAAATGAAGGCAATCAGGTCGGTGTAGGTCTCGGCAAACGCCACCGCCTCAGCGATTCGCTTGGTTATCAGGCGATCCAAGTCATCCCCTAGCCCAAAGGCTTCGAAGGCGCTCTTGGTGACACCTCGTTGAGGCGACTCCAAAAAAGGCAGGGTTTCGGCCAAGCGCTTGATGCTGGTCTGACGCAATCCGTCAGACCAGACTAAGTTCTCTACAGAGCTTTTTGTCAGCACCCTTGTGAGGTAGTCGGATGCTTGGAAAGCCTCCTTAATTTCTTTGCGGGCGGCTTTCCCGGAAACCTCAGTGAACGCCATCGTTTCGACCCACCGAAGGACGAAGGCGATCAGGTCTGAGTAGGTTTCTCCAAACCCGACTGCCTCTGATTCACGCAGAGTCAACTGCTTAGCTAGCATCTCGGCAAAGCCAAGCCCTTCACCGGTGCGCTTGACCGACTGTCGTCTAGTTGCCTCGACGATAGCCAAGCTCACCGCCACCGCAACGTTGTAGACGGCGGGATAGGCCGTGGTCCAGTTCTTCCCGGCGCTCGCGCTCGACCATGTAAAGCCAGCAGAAGCCCAGGTGTACCTTGCGCCCTGGGTCTCGCTGACTGTCACCGTATCGGGCATGACAATCAGCTCATCGTGAAGGTGAAGACCGCGGTCAGGCTGTCATCCGCACCCTTGTTGACCACGGGGAACACCACACGATCGAGCATGATTCCCCCGGTCGAAGCATTGAAGACGCCAGCCTCAGTCAAGGCTCCGGTGCTGTCCCCTGCCAAAAAGTCTGCGGTGAAAGTGAACGTCTTTGTTCCTGCGGTGTGCGCATAGGTTGCCGCATTGCGGTCAATTTCCGTCACCAGTGCTGACTGGGTCGCTGCTGCCGCCGTGGTACCTGTGCCTAGCGCGATGAACCCCATCGTCGCGGGTCGGCTGGCGGCTTTGCCAATTGCATCGGCAATGAAATCAAAGCCGACGTTGACGATGATGTTGTCCTTGTGGACCGTCTCGACTTCACCGCTTGCGCGGCGAAGGATGAGTGTCATTGCGCCCTGAAGCTGCATGGATTCGTCGATCATGAAAGATCCTCGTGAAGTGGAAATGGATATCGGCATAGGGGGCCTCCGTTGTAGTAGGAGGCGCCCCTGCCACACCACCCGGCATGCGGGTCCGCACCGGGCGGTTCGAGAGGTTGAGGTTATGAGAGTCGAGGAACGCCCAGCCGATCGAAGTACGCGATCGTTAGCACGCGGTTGATTCGTTTTGCACTGTTGACCCACCAGCACCGCGAATTCGCCGCAACCCGCCGCGCATCGTCATCGGATGCGCCCAGAGCCTTGAGTTCACGGTACATGGTCGTGCCACGCCGCCACTGCTTGAGCTGAATCGCTCTCAGGCGGTGGCGCAGCCACTCGTCTAGCTCGCGCCAGACCTTGGGCGTTTGCGCCAATCCAAAGTAGCCCTTCCAACCCAGCAAGTAGGCACGCAGTCGCTCGGCGATCGCGGTCATACTGCGCCCGCTCGAGCGTCGAGTGAGCTGGCGAACCCGCTGCTTGAAGTCAGCCAGCGACTTGTCAGCCACCCGGCGCTTGACCTCGCCGCCCCGAGCCATCCAAAAACTGTAGCCCAGGAACTTGCGGGCAACCGCGCTGGCCACCGTACTCTTGGCCTCGTTGACCGTAAGTCGCAGCCGTGCGTAGAGCCGACGCAGCAATGCCATCACCCGCTCACCTGCCTTGCGACTGCGGACGTACACGTTGCAGTCATCCGCATAGCGAGCAAAGCAGTGGCCCCGCCGCTCCAACTCCCTGTCCACCTCGTCGAGCAAGACGTTGGCCAGCAGCGGGCTCAGCGGCCCGCCCTGCGGGGTCCCCTGATATCGCTCACTGATCACGCCTTCCATCATGATCCCGGCGTCCAGATACGCCCGGATCAGCCGCAACACGGCCGTATCGGTGATCCGCTTGCCGAGTCGATCCATCAGCATGTCGTGATTGACCCGGTCGAAGAACTTCTCCAGATCCACATCCACCACGACCCTGCGCCCGGACTGCACGAACGCTTGAGCGGCAAGCACCGCATCGTGCGCTCGCCGGCCCGGCCGAAAGCCGTAGCTGTGCTCGCTAAAGGTGGGGTCCAGTATCGGCTGCAGCACCTGCAGCAGCGCTTGCTGAATCAACCGGTCCGTCACCGTCGGGATCCCGAGCTCGCGCTCGCCCCCTCCAGGCTTCGGAATCATCACCCGTCGTACCGGACTGGGCCGGTACGTCCCCTGCATCAGCCGCTCGCGGATATCCGCCCACACGGACCTCAGGTGTTCAGCAGTCTGGCCAATGTCCAGACCGTCTACCCCCGCTGACCCCTTGTTAGCTTTAACCCGCTTCCACGCTCGTTGCAGGTTCTCTCTCGTCAGGGCCGCTGCAAGCAGCGACCCTGACCCTGTGCCCTCGGTTGCGCGACGCGGGCCTCGGGTTTCGTCGCTGGACGGTTGGCGTGCGGCTTCACCGCTTGCTACCCCGCCCCGCCCGGATCGCTCCGGCATCTGACGCATGACCTTCGACATCGGCACGGCCTCGTGCACTCCCTCTCGTTCGGCCCTTCGCCCCTTCATGGCGGCTACTACGACCTCTGCTGACTTCTCGCTCCGGCTTGCACCGTCGCCCTTTCAGGCATAAGGCGAGATCTCCCCGGGTAAGAACGCACTCCTTCACCGCACAGTCGCCGGATTTACGCCACTTCGCCTTGATCACGAGAGCTTCGCAGTTCTATGCCCGCTCGCCCTGCTCGGCAGCGCCTTCTATCCGGTTCTTGTCCATCGACTCGCGGCTTACGCTCCGCGCTTCCTTCCCACAGTCGGTCACCCTCCTGCAGTTGCGCTTCACTTCGTTCGCTGTGATCAACTTACGGCGGGACTTGCACCCGCAGGAGTGCGCCCGTGCCGGGCGCACAAAGAAAATGGCGCTGCCTCTTGCGAGAACAGCGCCACGGTTGGGAATGCGTTTGAAAAATTCGGTCTAGTACAGGCGCAAACTGGTGAAGGCTCCGATAGGCGCAAGGGCTGCGCTTGCTGACTCGACATCTGCGCCCATGCGGCCAACGAAGAGCCGCCGCTCGGAGGCAGTCTGGCAGACACCAATGCAAATACGATCGGTCATCGACACGGCGAACGGGACAGTCACTTGTCGGGACAGTTGGTCTTCCAAGAAAAAGACCGATGTGGCCGCGTCATAGCCCACCAAAAGCAGCCCTGCGGCTCCGGTTGCAACCCAGATCACGCAAGTTGTGACCTCGGCAGGGATGAACCAAAAGGAGGTATGGAACACCGATGGAATACTCACCGTCCAGGCCACACGGGTGGTGTCCTTGACGAGGAGTCCGTCGCCATATCGGCCGGCCGCATAGGCCACGCCTGCCGCCTGGCTGGAGACCGGACTACCCAGTCCGGTTGTTGAGCCGTTCAGACGCCAACCGTAAATTTCGCCGGCTTGCAGTGCGTCTTCCTTGGCGATTTGGAACCGGGCATCCACGTTGGCGATTGCACCGTCGTAGGCCCACTGGCGCCTGGCCGCATCACTGCTCCAAGGGAAATTGGCCTCGAGCCACGTGGTTCGGTCATCTACCGAGGCCCCGAGACTGTTGAGCAGCGTGTTCTGAGCGCGAACAGGCGAGACAAGATCGACTTCAAACAAGTACTCGGCTATCTGCGCCCCCGTGCTCATGCGCAAAACGTTGTGACCGTTGACCGATACGACCGACGCAAAGTGCTTGGTACCCGGAAAGCCGAGCGCCTGCTCATCGCGCTCAAGAATCAGGTTGGCGTTTTGCGGTTGGGCAACCACGGTCGACACAAAGGTTGGCGTATCGCCGTAGATGCCGGGCGATGCGATCGCCTTGATCCAGAACTTACGCTCGCCATCAAACCCAGATGGTAACGTGTAGCTCGTGGACTTGACCTCGGCGACAAAGAGAGACGCATCCCAGGCCGCGCCTTCACGGAGTTCGTACCCAACGACTTCAGGCTCAGGATTGGGCTGCCAGCGAAACTCCAGCCGGTTTCCTGACTGCACCACATCGAACTGACGGACCGTAGACGGCGCCAGGAGGCTCAGGACAAAGGTCGTCACATGGGCGCTGTAGTTCCCTGAGGTGTCGTAGGCTCGGATGTGATACGGGTACAGCCCGGCGGCGCTTTGGTCATGGACCATCTGCGTGCCAGCGGTTTTAGCGACAAGCTGGCCGTTGTCCCAGCCGGAACCCACACGGACCTCGTAGCCCGCGAGGTCAGCATCTTGGACTTCATCCCAGGTAATCAGCAGATCGGAGACCCGGCGCTGAACCAGGAAGCCCGTGACATCCGAAGGCGGCAGCGTCTTGCCCAGCACCGTGGCGCTGTAAGTTGCAGGCACGCTCTCCTTGCGGGTAATACCTATGGCACGAAGGTTGAATTCATAAGCCCCCTCCTGTGCATCGCGGATTTCAACGTAATTGGCGCTGGTGAGCGGCAGACTGACAAAGTTGCCGCCGGCCACCCGGTAGGACAACCGGTAAGCGACTGCGGTCTGCACCTCATTCCATGAAACCTGCACCAGAACTTGCGCCTGATCTTTCACCCGGTAAAGGCTCTCCTGGACGCTAAGGCCGGTCGGTGCCGGCGGCATATCCGAGAGCACCGTGATCGAGCGAGGTTGTAACGCCAGCCCTTTTTCGATTGCATCGAATTTGCTTGGGTTGTGCGCCAGCGCGGTGACCTCATGCACACCCGGATCACGCTCGGCAACCGCAACCACCCGAAACAGCTGCGGCTCAATGATCGAGGATGACAGCACCCAAATGGCACCTGGCTGAGGTGACGCGCTAAAGGGGATGGTCACCGTCAACGTCCGCCCCGAGATCGGCCCTACTAGGCGCTCTTCAATTGCCCCCGTAGGCAAGATCACAGACAAACGCCAGGGAAGATCCGCCGGAAGGTCTTGATCCAATGTGACCGTGCTAGCAGATGCGGCGGCGACCCGGCCTCCAAGCCGCATGCCACCTCGGACTGAGTCAGCCACTTTGATGACATCGCCTGGGCGTACCACAGCGCCCTCCAGTCCCGTGCGGAAGGTGACGATCTCGGATTCCGACTGCTCGGAGTACAAGAGCCATTTGCCCACGCGATGCGCCTGTCCTCTGGAGGTGCAGCCAAGCGCCACCACCTCACTTTGCACAATGCCGTAGCGAGCAATGCCAGTGGCGTCCTCAACGTACTCCACCTTCTGACGGTAAAAGTCTTCCGGATCATTCCAGGTGACCAAGGCCACGGTGTGGCGCGCTTTGGCAGAAGATCCTTGGTAAGCAAACTCGCCTTCAACCACGTTGCTGGGTGCGAACTGATAGACCGGATCAGCGGGGGCATCTTGCGTCACCGTGATGGCTCCGCCAGACCAGTACACCATTCCCCTAAAGATCGAGGCCATGTCCTGCACGACCTTGTAGGCTTGCTCCCGAGTCTGGAGATACAGGTTGCAGGTAAAGCGAGGCTCAAATCCTCCCAGGCCATTGGGCACCAGTTGATCGCAATACTGGGCTACTCGGTAGAGCGCCCACTTGTCGACCTGGGCCTCGGGGATATACCCACCCAGGCCATAGCGGGTACTGGTGACTAGGTCAAAAAAGCACCAGGCCGGGTTATCGGTCCAGGCGATCTTGAAGGTTCCGTTCCAAACCCCGCTGTAGGCCCGGGTGATGGGGTCGTAATTCACCGGGACCCGCACCCGTAGCAGCTTCATGTCATAGCTGCGCCGTGGAATGTTGGAAAACTGCGAGGCATCCACACGCAGTGCCACCAGGGCGCTGTTGGGATACCTCAGCTTGCTCTCAATGACCTCCGTGTACGAGTCGAAGAACGTCTTGTTCTGAACCGCGCTGGATGTCGAGTCCGCAGTAATTCGACGCACCCGAATTTCCCAAGGGCCACTGCCAGTAAGCGGCACGTAGTAGCTGCGCTGGTACTTGGTAGTGGTCTTGCCGGAGATCGTGTCATTGACGATCTCAACGAAGCCACCGCCATTGACCTGCCGATCAATGGCGAAGTTGACCGAGCTCCCGTTCAGATCGCCGTTGGTCGTGTCTTGGTTCGTGAGCTGCGGCACACTCACCTTGATGCGGACAGCGTCGACATCCGGATCAGTGATGGACCGCACAACTCCTGGACCGGACTGACTCGCCTTGACCTCAACGCCTACAACCACCTCGTTTTCAACGGAGGAGAACCCGGGCACATAGCTTTGCTGCTGGCTGCCGTTGCGGGTCTCCAGGGTGACACCTGAGAAGTTGGCAGTGCCGTCAGCGTTCTGGATGGGCGTGTCGTCCAGGTAGACCGACTGAAGGCCATCGACCAACCCTTCAATCTCACCCTCGGAGATGAGGTCAACCACCCGCGCATAGGCTTTTGATCGAAGGCTGTCGGGGGCCTCTTGCGCCACACGGGCGCTCCCTCCGCCTCCTTTACCGCCACCGCCAGCACCAATGATGAGCTTGGTCATGCAGCAATCTCGTCCACGTCGATCCCGGCACTGATCACGGCCGAGCCAACAATTAGCCGCCCATACCCAACAGGCACAGGATGCCCCTGAGCGGTCGTGTTAACCGCGCCATTGAAGCTGTAGCTGGGCTTGTTCTCAGGTCGCTCCGAGGGCTCGGTGGCCTTGGGCGTGGGGGCAATCATCTGCGCCACACCACCGAGGATCATGGCGGTACCCACCGAATAGAGCGTCGCCTGGGACAAAAACGCGCCCGACGCAGCCCAGCCCAGCGGGTTCCACCAGGCCACAGCCAGCAAGGCTGCCCCGAGCAATATTTGACCGAGGCCATTGCCACCCGCGCCAGAGACCACCGGTGCAATCGTGATGCGGTTTTGCCCCGTTGGCTCGTGCAGGCGATCCAGCGTCAGTGCCTCACGGCCGGCCAGCACGCGGTATCCGACGCCGCGCTCGCCAGAGGACACCAGTTCCCGCTCAAAAGCAGGGAAATTGGCTACCAACGCCCGAATGGCCTCCGCAGCCGACGAAATGGCCAGGCTATGCCTGCGACCAAAGCGGCGCCCGAGTTCACCGAGAAGAATGACCGTGACCATATCTAAGGATGTGTGTTGTGACTTTTTGCCAGTAGCCGCCGTAGACATCACGACTGGAAAGACGCCCCTGCAAGTGATGAAGAATCAGCCCCTCTCCGAGGTAAACCGCTGCGTGATTCGGAACGCTTGATGCCACCTGCATCAGGAAGCAGTCGCCAGTCTGGAGATCGCTCGCGTCTACCGGAGAGAACCCAGCCTGAGAGAAGTTCTCCATGTAGAGGTTCTCACCGTGCTTCCACCAATCGTCAAAGCGCACGAAGTTGGGCAAATCCACCCCGCGTTCTTTTCGGAACCAGTCGCGCACCAAGGCGTAGCAATCGAGTACGCCGTGAGACCATTCGCGGCCCACTAAAGGGGCAACGTAACCCATTGGTTCGATGCTGGCCCAGGTATCGTTCGGTACGCTCACGATGTGCCAGGGCAAGCCACTGGCCTCACACGCCACCCGGTCAGCCTGACTTGGCTCGGGCGGTAGGCCCGGATGGCTGTGCACCACGGCCACGATCTGCCCCTGCTCATCGGCCTTGACGTAGTCCTCGGGGTGAATCACGAACTGGTCCGTACCCACACCGATGTTTCGGCACGGCCAGTACACCTCCCGACCCTTGCGGATCACGAGCAGTCCACAAGACTCCCGCGGGAAAGACTCACGGGCGTGATCGAGCGCCAGGGCCCGGTTTTCAGAAAGCATCAGCGAATCAGCCCTGCAGCCGGAAAGCCACCAAAGGGCAACTCAGCGTTCTGTCCAAACCGCGCCTTGCAAGAGGACAGACGCTTGCCGCAAACGTCGAGACTGCTGGAGCCAACCAACTGATCGTTGGCATCGAAATAGACCGTGCCGGTGTACCCGCACTCGGAACCCCGGTAGCGCCAGGGACAGACGTTTTGGACGATCTGCCGGCGCGGGAGTGAGACTCCCTCCAGGTCAAACGATGCGGCGAGCTCAAACTCGACAACATCCCGTGTTTCTCTGGACTTGCGGTCGACGTAGTACACGTCGTCAGCAAATTCGGCCGAAGGATCTGCGGTCGAATTGACACCACCCTCAAAATTGACCGCATCCAGGTATTTCGCAAGCGTTCGCTTGCGTGTGATCTTGGCGCCCACCAAGTCCTGGTACGTGAGCACCAGCGCCGTGATCGTCCCGGTGACATTCGCTACCCGCAGGCGCGGCCGAGGAACTTGGCCATTGCCGTTGAGCTCGAAGCCTTCGACCTCGATGGGAAATGCCTCAAAGGCGTTGCCTTGCCAGACGACCCGCTGCTGTAAAGCGTTGGTGCCAGCATGAAAGCGAACCGGTCCCTGTCCAAACAGTGCTAGATCCAGCACAAAGAGTTCGATCACACTGCTGGGCGCGAGCTTTTGAATTTCAGAGGAGATGGACTGGACGGTCATGACAGATCGAACACCTGTTTGAAGGTTGCCCGAACAGACTCGACATTGGGCTCATCCACTGATCGACTCCATTCCTCACAAACGAACTTGGCCGAAGCTCCTCCTGGTGGCGTCCAGTCAAAGGCCTGCACTGCACCGCGTGCACGTAGGAACGCATCGATCGCTGTTGCTTCTGTGCTGGTTCGCCCCCGAAACTCTAAGGACCAGACCTGCGGCTGCGTATTGATGCCGAAGGCCAAGCGCTGCTCGTAGCCGTCGCCGAAGGCCACACGGCGTACATTGGGCCGGATGGACAAATTGGCGCCGACCGATGGTGTCCAGGTGAACGTCGCCACTTACACAGCCCTCCGGCTGTCAAGCAGCCCACCGGCTCGCTTTTGTGCCAGCAACTCCTGGCGAACAGCACTGGCAATCGCACGCCCCAGATCGCGTCCGCCCGGGTCGTCCCCTCGGCTGGAAGCACCCGCATCCGAAACGCTGACCGAGATGTTGAAGACATCCCCACCAGACGCGCCACCACTCATCGTGACCGGAATGGAGCGACCGTCAGGCAGTGGGACGTAGGCTTCTGGTCTGCTGCCTTCGCCAAAGAGCGCCAACTGGGGTGAGTTAGCAATGCCGCCCGAGGCATAGCTGCGCAAGGCCATGGGGCCAGCAGAGGTCATGACACCACCGCCCGCAAAGCCAAAGAAGCCCATCATGGCGTTGGCCAGCGGGACCGTGATCGCTCGCTGAATCTGAATTCGGATCAGGTCGGAGATGATCGAGTTGGCCAAACTCTTGAAGTCGAGCTTGCCAGTCATCACGAACTGGGTGAGCGCATCGGTCATGCCGTTGAACGCCCGGCTTGTGATGGACTCGATTTGCTTGCCCATCGCCTCGGCATCTTCAATGAAGCTCTTGAGCCCCTTCTGAAATCCAGCGGTGAAGGGTTCAGCAATTTCCTTGGCCCGCTGACCCAACTCCTTCGCCCCGGCTGCGGCAGTACGGGCACTCTCTGCGATCTGGCGCATGGACTCTGCAAATCGCTCATTGCCCGGCGCCGATTCAGCTACTGCGCGCGCCTCGGCGGCCAGTTGCTCGAGTTGCCGCGCACTTTCTTCCCGGGCAGTGGCCAGGCGCCGCAAAGACTCCAACTCGCTGATAGCACCGGATTCGCGGAGCAGCCGGATCTGCTCCTCTCGGGTCTTGAACTCGGACTCGGCTCGGGATGCCCGCTCCTGGATGTCGCGCAGCGCCTCAA